TGGAACTGGAATTTTAGGTGGTACAGGCGGCTCTGGCATAGTCATTCTTAAATATACCGTAGCATCACAAACAGTCTTTACATTTAAATCATCTACTGCATGGATATGCCCTACAGGTGTGACTAGCGTTGATTATTTAGTCGTGGCTGGTGGAGGCGGTGGTGGTGGTGGTGGCGGTGGAGGCGGCGGTGCTGGTGGTTATAGAACTGGCACATCTTTATCTGTAACTGCTGGTACAGAATATACCGTTACTGTTGGTGCTGGTGGTGCTGGTAGTGCGGCTACTCCTGCTGTTGCTGGTACTGCTGGTGGAAATTCAATATTCAGCAGCATTACATCTGCTGGTGGTGGTTACGGTGGGAAAGGAACTTCTCCTTCCTCTGTTGGTGGTGATGGAGGCTCTGGCGGTGGTGGCGGCGGTGTAGATGGGGGAAATTCAAGAGCAGGTGGTGCTGGAAATACTCCTTCCACAACTCCAAGTCAAGGAAGTAGTGGAGGAGCTGCAACTTCTTCCGCTACTAATTACGGTTCAGGTGGAGGTGGTGGGGCTAGTGCTGTAGGTTCAAATGGAACTGGCAGCAATGGTGGCAATGGTGGCAATGGTTCTGCTAGTAGCATCTCAGGCTCTAGTGTTACTTATGGCGGTGGTGGTGGTGGTGGTTGTGTTGGAACACCAACCGCAACAGGTGGTACTGGTGGTGGTGGAAATGCAGGATTAAATGGAACTGCTGGAACTGCAAATACAGGAGGTGGCGGTGGTGCTGGCGGTAATGTAAATACTTCTGCGGCTGGTGGTTCAGGTATTGTAATTATCAAAATCAACTAAGGTCTATGGAAACTAAACTATACAGAATGTACGGTATCGATGTAGCTATGTCATTGCTACGTCCTAATGCTAAATGGGAAATCTCTAACACTACATTTACTCGTTGGGATGACCCTAGACCATGCCCTAGCTGGGATGAAGTGCAATGGGTAATGGATAAGATACGTGAGTTTGAGGATAGTATTCCTACGATCTGGCTTGATGAAGATTTGAATAAGATGAAAGCTGATGCTGAAGAATTTGAGAAGGCTGTAGCGTGAATATAAATAACTTATTCCCTACTCCGGTTGCTTTCTTTAAGTTTGGTCGTGATCTGACTGAAGCTGAATTAGAGTTCATCAAAGGTCAGGAGCATTACGCTAACGAAGGTAATACGACTAGCAAGGATCGTAAGATTCTAAAGAGTAAAGAACTTACTGAGATGCGTGAGTTTATTGAAGATTCAATGACGGAATACTTCAAAGCTATTCATGCTCCTAAGTTTGATGTGAGTCTATATCTAACGCAGAGTTGGGCTAACTATACGGAAGCAGGACAGTATCACCACAAACACGCTCATCCAAATAGCGTAGTGTCTGGTGTGTTTTATCCACAAGCTAACCGTGCAGTAGATAAGATTTACTTTTATAAAGATGGCTACGAACGTATCAAGGTTCCTGCTGCTGAATACAATCCTTATAATTCTGAGTCGTGGTGGTTTGAAGTTGGTGCTGGTGACTTGATTCTATTCCCATCGCATCTAACGCACATGGTTGAGACTAAAGTAGGTGATGAAACTAGAATTAGCATAGCGTTTAATACGTTCTTAAAAGGTTACATAGGCTCAGATGAAAGTCTGACAGGTTTGCATTTAGGGGAAGAATAATGGCTCACTACGCACAGATTGATTCAAACAATATCGTCACTCAGGTTATCGTAATAGATAACAAAGACACGGCAGACGCTAATGGGGTAGAGAAAGAATACATCGGTGCTGCATTCTGTGAGCGACTATTCGGTGGCACTTGGAAGCAGACTAGCTATAACGCGACTATTCGTAAGAACTACGCTGGCATTGGCTATACCTACAATGCAGATATAGATGCGTTTGTAGCTCCTAAGCCTTATGCAAGCTGGACGTTAGACGCTAATGCTCAATGGCAAGCTCCCACAGCCATGCCTACAGATGGCGGAATGTATTCGTGGGACGAAGCCACAACATCATGGATTTTGAATGAATCCTGAGCTGCAAAAATATTACGAAGATAGATTTTCAATGATGGCCACTCAAGGGTGGCTTGATTTGGTGGAAGATATTGACGAAATGGTAAATGCGTTGAATAATCTTTCTGCTGTTGAAGACGAAAAAAGTCTACAATTCAAGAAAGGCGAACTTTCTATTTTGCTATGGCTGAAAAACTTACGACAAGTCAGCTCAGACGCTTATGAGGATTTAAATGCGCCGAATGTATGAATTTGCCTGTGAGAATGGGCATCGTATTGAGAAATTGGTCAGTTATGAGCTGACTCAAGTTCAATGCGAATGCGGAAGGTTAGCCGACCGCATAATATCTGCTCCAGCGTTTAGATTGGAGGGTTGGTCAGGAGCATTCCCGACCGCCGCAGCCCAATTTGATCGTAGGCATCGAGAAAAACTCGCTGCGGAGCAAAAAGCGAACAGATAACCAGATTCTGGCCTGTTTATGATCCTGGGAACCAAAAGATGGCAGGAAAAGGAAACCTAATATGTTGATTGACAATGAAGCTGAGTTGCCTAGTGAGTTAGAGACAGAGGAAGCCAAGCTAGATTCTACGATTGGTAATGACAAACCAGACCTTCCTGAAAGGTATCGGAATAAGTCTCTTGAAGACGTTATGAAGATGCACCAAGAAGCGGAAAAAGTCATTGGACGCCAAGCGCAAGAAGTCGGCGAAGTGCGGAAACTGGCAGATGAACTTATTAAGCAAAACCTTAGTTCTAGGCAACAACCTATTGCAGAGGCAGAGCAGGAAGTGGACTTCTATGAAGACCCACAAAAGGCAGTTCGTACTACGATTGATAGGCACCCTGACATCATTGAGGCTCGAAAAGCCGCATCGGAGTTAAGGGCGTTACAGACTCAGCAAAAGCTGACTCAAGCACATCCTGATTTTGAACAAGTCGTTCGAGATGAAGGGTTTGTGAATTGGGTTAAGTCGTCACCGATTCGTTTGGATTTATTCAAGCGAGCTGACGCAGAGTTTGATTTTGATTCGGCGCACGAATTGCTGTCCACCTATAAAGAGTTGCGTGGTATTCAGACGAAGCAAGCGAACCAACAAGCATCAACGGCTCGCCAGCAAACGATGAAATCCGTGCAGGTTGATAGCGGTGGAAGCGGTGAGAGTTCAAAAAGAGTTTACCGACGTGCTGACCTAATTCGGCTAAAAATGAATGACCCAGCCCGATATGACGCACTATCTGATGAGATTATGTCGGCGTATCAAGAGGGACGGGTCAAGTAACTTACTTTTGATCTAGGAGCATTAACATGGCAAATACAGCATTTTCCCCAACCAATAGCGTAACGGTAACTAGCGCAGGTACTTTCGTTCCAGAAATTTGGAGTGATGAGATTGTTGCTTCGTATAAGAAGAATCTTGTTCTGGCCAATCTGGTCATGAAGATGAACTTCCGTGGCAAAAAAGGCGATGTGATCCACATCCCAGCACCAACCCGCGGTTCGGCATCGTTAAAAGTAGCAACCGATGCAGTAACTCTGATTGCTGCCAGCAATACCGAAGTACAAGTGTCTATCGACAAGCACTATGAGTACAGCCGTTTGATCGAAGACATCGCCGAAGTTCAAGCGTTAAATTCTATGCGTCAGTTCTATACTGCTGATGCTGGCTATGCTTTGGCGCGTCAAGTAGATACCAACTTGGTTCAATTGGGTCGTGCATTTAACGGCGCAACAGTTGGCACCGACGACTATGCAACTAGCAACACCACCACTAAAGCCTTCATCGGCTCGAACGGTACAACTGCATACAACTCGACATCGTCTAATGCAGCCGCTCTGACTGATGCAGCTATTCGTCGCACAATCCAAAGGTTGGATGACAACGATACACCAATGGACGGTCGTTTCTTTGTTATTCCTCCATCAAGCCGTAACACATTGATGGGTCTGGCTCGCTACACTGAGCAAGCATTTGTCGGTGATGGCAATGCAATCCGCAACGGCGAAATCGGCAATCTGTACGGTATCCCTGTGTTTGTTTCGTCAAACGCTGATACTGGCGCTGGCACTTCAGGCACCGACCGTATCTGCTTGATGGGTCACAAGGATGCAATGGTTCTGGTTGAACAAGTTGCGGTTCGCTCGCAGACTCAGTACAAACAAGAGTATTTGGGCACTCTGTTTACTGCTGACACTCTGTATGGTGTTAAAGCAATGCGTACTGCGGCAACTGTTGGTGGAGCTTTATCGTCCTCGGCATTTGCCTTGGCCGTACCTGCCTAATTAAACTCCCCACCTTCGGGTGGGGGTTTTTAACCTAATTAGGAGAACATTATGGCAACAGCATCGGCAGTAACTGTACGCGCAGG